ACGCGCCTAAAACATGTCTCGCATGTGTTAATTTAAACCCAATTTTTTGGGCTTAAATTAGTGCATACGGTGGTTAATATAATTCAAATGAAATATACCACCAGTGCGCTATTTGAGCTTTTCCAAACTGGCACCAACATTGTTGGTTCCACCACCACCACAATTAGAAATATTATTATCTCTACTTGTATTCCCAGCTTCCGAAAGGGGCTAAACGAAGATGATATTGTTAACGTTATAGAGAATTTGGTTATTCTTTTTGCTAGTATTAGCGAAAGTAAATCTAAAAGACAAGCTCTATCTATACTTTTATTATACTTCAAAACTCATTATAACTCTTCTCTTGTATTAGGTCTTAAAGATTTTTTAGTCGATAATGACTTTTTTACATCTAGTGATATTATGAACGCAGATCTCGATAAAGAAAACACTTCCGATGTCGAACACGACATTTTTAGTGGTCCTTCCATTAAAGATCAATTAGATTTCGATTATCAGTCTTCTGCACAACCAACTTGGTTGACAACGTTGAAAGCGTGTCATAAGAATTGGTCCCTTGCTAAAAGCGTTCCCGCTTTTGGTAAAGTTTCAAAACTTATTTCCATGTTGGCAGCCTTAGGGCTTTGCGAGTTATCTCGTTTTAATGTAGACTTTAATGGAGTCCGCATTTTTTCCATAGGAGCATATAGCAAACATGTTAGTGCACCAGATCTTATGTCAGCATTGCTCGATACTATCGTATACTTTGCTGAAGGAGCTTATAAGTTCTTTGAGACTGGTGATATCACTACTTTTTTGTACACTGATTCAGATGCTATGCATTTCGAAGAAAATTATTTCAAAATTTGTGAAATGAGTAATTTTGTTCGCTGTGGAAATTTGTCCAAGTTCGAGGACGGACAAGCTACTGAGAAAGAGTATGATCTTTTATTAGTTAAAACTATCGAGAGTGGACAAGCTATTCTTAGAGGACTTAGTGGCCCTGAGAAAACTATTATGTCTACTAAATTTGAAAAATTACGAAGACTCAGAGCAGATTTTGTTCAATATAGAACTTCTGGACAACTTAGGATGGCACCATTTGGATTATATATCCATGGTGCATCTGCTGTAGGAAAATCCTACGTTTCGGCCTTGCTGATGCGCTTACTGTTAAAAATGAATGATTTTGATTGCAGCGATGAGCGTCTCATGACTCTTAATCCTAGCGATAAGTTTATGTCAAACGCAAAATCTTTTGTCAATGGTATTTTCCTTGACGATGTAGGTAATACTAAACCTGATTTTTGCGAGGAGGCTTTTACACAACGTATGATTGACCTTATCAATAACATACCGTATTATGCCAATATGGCAGAATTGGATCAGAAAGGCAAATTAGCTCTTGAACCCAATGTGGTAGTTATGACCAGCAACTTGATGCTTGATCGACTTGCCCGTATTTATTCTAATGATGTTATGTCTATTATCCGTAGATGTAATATACATTTGACTGTTTATGTCAAACCAGAATATTGTATACATGGTAATCAATTAAATTCTGAAAAAGTACGTAATGATTTTGGAGCAGATCCTTATCCTGACGTATGGGAATTTGATTGCTTTATTGCAGA